TTTATGGAGATGTCAAGAGACTGAATCCAGAGGCTCCTGTTCCTATCTTAGAGTATAAGAGAGGAGTGACCAGTAAAGGAATGGTATGGAATGTAAGAGAGAATCTTAGATCATTTGGAGTGGAAGTTTGTCTCTCCACTCATCCAGAGAAGATTATCAAAACAAGATATATTGAGGAAAAGTCTAATCAACAGATAATGCGTTATGATGAAGAACCAAAAATAGAACCACTTCCATTTGATTTTCCAACAGAGTGGAATACTTTATATGATGCTCTTGTAATATCTGATTATGACAAAGGTTTTCTAACAACAGAAAAGATATTTGAGTTGTCTTCTAGATTTGTTGGGCCAGTTTTTATTGATAGTAAGAAAACTAATTTACCTGAGGACGCATATATCAAAATTAATGAACTTGAGTATGAGAAAATGGCATATTGTAATTATGAAAACTTAATCATAACTAGAGGTGGTAAAGGAGCAGAGTATAAAGGAGATTTATATCCTGCAGAGAAAGTAAACGTATTTGATGTGGTGGGTGCAGGTGATACATTTCTTGCTGCCCTCACCTATGGATACTTAAAGTATGGTAGAATAGATAAAGCAATACCTCTTGCAAACAAAGCAGCAGCAGTGGCTGTGTCACATCGAGGAACCTATGTGTTGACGGAGGAAGATGTCAAACAACTTTGAAATGATAGGACTTTTTCCCGTCCCTCTTCTTAAAATTAAGTTTAAGCATCATTATAAGTATAATTTTCCAGAGGTAGAAAAAAAAGATCAGAAACCTGATTCATGGGTGAAGTCACTTCATACTACATTTCCTAATATTCCTGATGATGATCTTATTGTTCCTCCTATGGTGAGAAACAGTTTAATGAGAGATTTGAAAGATACAGTTGTAGAAGTATCTCAAGAATTAAATATTCCTACCAACATTTACCTTCTTCAATTATGGTATAATATATACCATGATAATCAAGGACAGGAGAGACATAATCATATTGGTGGGGTAGGAGAATCAACATCACTCTGGTCAGGGGTTTATTATAATAAAAATGCATCTCCTACACAGTTTTTTAGAAGTGATTCGTCTTATAAAACACAACTTTTTGAGGGATCAGAAAATACATCATTAGCTCCGTGTTTATCCCCTTCTTTTTCCCCATTCGTAAAAGATGGTGATATACTTTTATTTCCACCTTATCTTGAGCACTCGGTTCAATCTGAACCCCAACATAAAGATAAAATGAGAATGACTTTTTCTTTTAATATTGACTTAGAACCATGAGATATTGTATTGATATTGATGGTACAATTTGTACTCCAACGGTGGGTAGGGATTACCACAAAGCAGAACCTTGGCAAGATAGAATCAAGGTACTAAATAAACTTTATGATGAGGGTAATCATATCATCTACTTCACTGCACGAGCAATGGGTAGATTTTCAGGATACTCTCATTCTATTGCAGCAAAGAAAGCTGAAGAAGTTTTATTTGATCTTACAAAACAGCAATTAGATGAGTGGGGGGTGAAGTACCATGAGTTGATTATGGGTAAACCTCATGCTGATTACTTTATAGATGATAAAGGTGTAAAAGATGAGGATTTTTTTAAATGAAAGAAACTAAACCAAAGTTTGTACCTAAAGGATGGGGTTGGGAGAAATGGATTGCCAACTCATCAGAGTATTGTGGTAAGTTATTGTTTATTAAAAAGAATCACAGATGTTCATGGCACTATCATATATTAAAAGATGAGACCTTCTACTTGCAATCAGGAAAGATTCATTTGTTTTATGGCCCTACAGATAACTTAGAAGATGCAGAGACTATGATATTGGAGCCAGGTGATAGTTTTCATTGTTGTAGATATACCCGACATCAAATGGTGGCTATCGAGGATGCAGAATTATTTGAGTTTTCTACACAACACTTTGATGAAGACTCTCACAGGGTGATAAACGGAGATACTCTTTAACACTAATAAACTTATGATCCCATTCTTTCTTAGCACAAGTGTAGGTTTGATACTTACCTTTTAAGTGTTCAGGAAATGGGATATATTCTATCTCACCATTATACTTTTCTGCTATAAGTTCTCCCACTGTCTGAAAACTGGTGGGATTACTGGTTCCTAGATCATAGATCCCAGATGGTTTATCGTTATTAAGAACAGTCTCTACTATATCTCCTACCCATATAAAATCTCTTAAAAACTTATTAGATCCCTTAAATAGTTTGAGTTTACCTGTTTCTTTAATTTGTTTAGTGAATTTATGAACAGGACTCGCTTGATCTCCTTTATGATCTTCTCCCTCTCCATACACGTTAAAGTATCTGAAGCTCTGGATAGATGAGAACTCTTTCATGTGGTCGTGAATATAATAATCCATCTGCAACTTGGTAATTGCATAATAATTGAGTGGATTAACTATACCTTCTTGATTGCCGTAGATAGATGCAGAGGAAGCAAACTTGACTGGTATTTGATATTGTATTGCTTTTTCAAATAGTTCTATAGAGAACCATACATTCATGGCATGGAGTTTATCAATATTAGTTTCTGTTGTATCTGAGATGGCTCCTTGATGTAGTATGAGAGATACTTTATCCCACTCTTTAAATAATCCTATCCAATCCCATGCGTCCTTCTCACCTACGGTCACTATCTCTTCATTAGAGTATTCTAAGAGATATTTGAGGAAATTCTGACCAATGAATCCTTTTGATCCAGTAATTACTATCATGAGGTGGACACCTGAGAAACCGCCACATACTATTTTGCATTTCTGACGGAATGTACTATAATATTATCATCCACACAGAATTTATGCAACTCACTGGTTCTGAAAAATTGATTTTCATTACATCATTCATGGTTCTTATGAACTGGGGTGTACGTGTTTCTCAACTGGTAATTAACAATGCTCTTTCTTAGTCATTCTGGTTACAAATATTCTACCAAGAGGTGCGAGAGCATCGTGACTTGGTTCGTGGATAAGTATCTCCCACGCCATAAGATCTCCGTCCATGTAGACCATAAGGGCCTACTTAAGGAAGGTGTATTTGGTTGGCAGTGGTCTACTGATTCTGATTCTAGACCTCGTGAATTTGAGATCGAGATCCATAATCGCTTGTCAGTAGAAGAGTACACCAAGACTCTCTTACATGAACTGTGGCACATATTACAGCATGTGCGTGGTGATTTAAGGGATAAGCGTAATCAACGCCTTTGGAAGGGTATAGACCACTCTCAGACAGACTATAGTGACCAGCCATGGGAACTAGAGGCACAACGTATGGAAGAGGTTCTTTATCGTGAATACAAAGCTGTTGACAACTAAATAGATTGATGCCATAATGGTATCATTAGCAACCTACTTAATCCCTAAACGTCATATTAAGTCAAGGATGCACGTAAACAAACACAACGGAGGTTAAACTCATGGCTAGTCCATTTCCAGGTAGTGCAGTATTTTTAGATCTGCCATTTCCCATTGAACCTGATGAATATGATTATGAAGATACACGGATTATTGTAATAAAGAAAGATCCGCTTGTATCTCCCCTTAAAAATATTGTAGTAAATCTAAAAGAATCAATAGCACCTACTCAATTCCAACGTCCTGAATCTTGGACACCTAAAGAGAAAAAGAAATTCTGGTTATCTTTGTTAATGAATAGGATTGAAGGTGTAATAGTTGTTGTTGATATTCAAGCAGCTCTTCATCGTGTTGAGCAATTAAATCCTTCTGATAGGGCAGTAGGAATATATAAGCATCTCTTAGAGAAAGGATATGAATTTATTATTCTTGATGGGAATAATCGTTTGAAATTCCTGTTGGCACTACTCAATGATGAGTGGGCAATTCCAGAAGGTAAGTATGAATATATCAGGGATCTTCAGGATTCTTCTACTTCACCTTTCAAGGTAACAAGGAAGAAGAATAAGTTTTCTGATTTACCACAGGCAGTTCAGACAACTTTAAGGAATCGTTGTTGTATAATCAGCGAATACACCCAAATTGGATATGCTGGATTATCTGATGTATTCACCAACACTAATGCTGGTGTATTTCCTAATCCACAAGAAATTCGTAATGCCTCTAAGAGTCTTTGGTCAGATTTTGTTCGGCATCTTGACCAGTCTCTTCGCACTTCAGGTTTGATGGGTAAGATGTTCACCGATCCTCTTAAAAGGTATTGTGGACAAGATTGGATAACCGAGTGTCTTGATTTTGCTCTCAATTCTATTGAGATTAATGAGGAAGAAAATGATGAGTTTTTTCCTATTTCTCAATCCAGTAAGACAAGGCTTTATGGAAGCACCTTCCTAACTAAGGAAGATCAAAAATTTTATATTGAGACTTTTAATAATCTCTCTCAATATATCACTCAAATGATTGAGAATAAAGTTTTGGATGAGAAATCTCTCAAGCGTAAAACAACAGTACAAAATTTGTTCTGGATGTTATGCAATGGAATTCTTACTTACGATCAAGCAGTTGAAGCTGTTAAGTTGCATGAGAAAGAATATCTTAGGAAGGATAAGTTCTTTACTGATGTAAAAGAATTTGCAGAGAATCAAGAAGTAGTGGGTGAGGATCTTACATTCAAAAACTCTTGTGAGGGATCACGTTCGATCAATATTGAACACCGTTATTTGATTCTGAGTGAGATTGTTGCAAAAGTGAAGAAAGAATTTTATTCTGATGTTAGTGGAATAATGGTTGGGAGTGAAACTCTCTAAACTGGCACAAGGGGGATTTACTTCCCCCTTTTTTTATATTATATTGAATTCAATTAAGGAAACTTATGTACTATTCATTAAACAGTTCGCAAGCAACTTCTAGGAGGATTGAAAACTTACAACTTTCTGATAATGAGGTTGATGATCTTCTTCTTTCTCCTCAAGGAAGGAAAACTATTGGATACAATTATCTCGTGAGTGAAAATCGTGCAGTGGAGATTGCCTACGATAAAGAAGGTAAAAACTATAACGTAAGTTATGGACCTAATCGTGCTCAGATGAGGGCCAATAAGTAACTGGCACAAGGGGGATTTACTTCCCCCTTTTTTTATGTTATACTTTCGTTAATTCAAATCTTTCAATGAAATCTGAATTTCTCTACGTCAAACCTAAATCAAAAGAGGCTAATTCTCGCTTCGTAAATAGAATGGATAGGTTACATTCATGTAGGATAGATAAACGTGAGGATGGTAGAGTATTTCTATCATCTATTTCAGGTAGGTATCTATTTTCTATTATGGAGAGTGACGACAAAGACTGGGAGGTAATTAAATGACCGATTTAGAAAAATGGGATCGGGCTAAAACTTTATTGTTAGAATCATTGTATAAACCTGATGATAGATTGAGGGGATGTGCCTTCAATCAAGGGTGTAAAGATGAGTTGATGGCAATGAGGGATGAGGTAATTGAAATTGTTAGATCAATGAAAAATCCTCATACACCACCATTAGAATTTGGTAAGAAAAATAATCACGTAGAACCCACCGTTAATACACCACATGGTGATATAAGTGAAACTTTAATGAGTGGTGCGTTAGGTGCTTATTACATGTCCGATCAAAGAGAGTATTAATCATGTTAAGTAAAGACAAAGTAAGGAATCAAGTTAAATCAAGATTTTATTACATCTTTTGGGGTATTGCCACATTCTCAGTAGTAGCAGGCCAAGTGTATGTTGGATCAGGATATAGAGTTTTTTCTGAGTCACTAAATAGAATTTTTGATACCATTGAAGTTCAAATTAATGATGACTATGAAAGATTCTATTGAGGAGCAGAGATGTATTGATGACGACTATGAGGTAGTCAATCAATACTATAGGGCTAAAAGGTTGCATCCTAATATTCCTTTTTATCTTCAAGATGAAAAAGGAGAGACCTATGTGTTTGGGTGGGATTTAATATATCAATACATTGGCAAACTTACACAATGAAGATATATTTCATAAGTCTAAAGAGATTATTAAAGTCCTAGATATATTACATACTTTATGTTATAATATCAACATATTCCACTAAAAACCATGATTAACCTAGACGAGCGATACCACTCTTACTTAGATGGTAGTAAGAAGATGAGAATTGATGGTATAGAGGAGAGGGTTAAAGCATATGGATGGCATTGTGACGGCAATGACATTAAAGGACATTATGTAACAACAGAGAATTATCAGTTATTCTATAACATGGAGGGGCTCTTCACCAACATGGTGGCAATTAGGGAACTGTCCACTGTCACTTGACTTTCACTCGTGAATATGGCATTATATAAATGTTAAAACTTCTTCATTATGGCATACAGGGGTAGGTGGAGTCAATCTTACATCAAAGGATTGACAAGAGAACAGCATCGTGTAAACAACGAGTGGTTTAACAAAATGCTTTACATGCTAAAAGATGATGGCGAACTTTATGTTCCAATGTTAGGTAAAACATTCAACAAATCTGGTCAGGAGGTGCTTTCGTGAAAGAAGATTTTTTAAATCAAACTGATGAAATGATTGAAAAGTTTATCAGTGAATGTGAAAAGGAAGCTTCTAAGTTAGAAATCACAGTTGATTACTACATTGCTGAGTTCCTTGTTTGACAAATAGTGCCCTATCGGTTATACTGATAGGGTATTTTAATATATACAATTAGTTCTGGAGTTTATTATCTAATGTCTGAAGAAAAAAGATGGAAAATAGTAGAATTGTCTACAAATGGATGGACAGTTATTGATCCTACTTCTACTAATTTAACTAAAGAAGAATGTGATAAAAAATTAGAAGTTTATCTACAACAAGGAATAGCACCTAACAGACTACAAGCCATCCTTAATCATATTCCTGATGATGGTGATAGGGCACTAATGACTAATGCAGAAGCTGCAAAGTATCCACCACTAAGTAAGTAGTCAATGTATGAACCTCAAGTCGATGACTATGTAATTTGGAAACGTCCAAATGGTGATTGGGAAGAGGGGTGGGTTTATCATAAGGGTGAACCAGTAGACAATGAAAAACGTATAAAACAAGGGTGGAATCCTGTATCACAATATATCACTATAGAAATTTGTGTATATCCAAAAAAAGAATGCGTGTATACAAGTGGAAAACCAATGAGGCACAAGAATGTGCATGTATGTTTATTATGTAATAAAGAAAACTGGAATGAGTTAGAATATGTAAAGAATAGAAGAGATCAAGCATCTCTTGATATGTACAAATCACAAGATGGTAGGCCAAAAGATTATTGATGAAAGATACAATTTTGTTTGGTGATTGTCGTGAGACACTATCACAAATTGATGAAAAGGTGAGGATGTGTGTTACATCCCCACCTTATTATGGTTTAAGAAACTATGGTGATGAAAGTAATCAAATAGGATTAGAAGATACACCAGAAGAGTATATTAATAACCTCGTGAATATATTCCATAGTGTTAGAAACTGTTTAACTGATGATGGTACATTGTGGGTGAATATTGGTGACAGTTACTATAACTATAGGCCAGGAAAAGGTCAGGCATTAGTGAAACAAACTGTGTCTGCTAATAAACAAGATTTACCAGACAAATGTGCAAGACGTGGTAACAAATTAGAGGGATTAAAAGAAAAAGATTTGATTGGTATTCCGTGGATGTTAGCGTTTGCATTAAGGGCTGATGGGTGGTATTTAAGACAAGATATTATATGGAATAAACCTAATCCAATGCCAGAAAGTGTGCGTGATAGGTGTACTAAATCCCATGAATATATCTTCTTATTAAGTAAGAATCAGAACTATTATTTTGATGTAGATGTTATCAAAGAACCAACAAGACGTAAGAGAAGTGTATGGAATATCAATAAAAAACCTTATAAAGGTTCACATTTTGCAGTATTTCCACCTGAGTTAATAACACCTTGCATATTGGCAGGTAGTGAGAAGAATGATATTGTATTAGATCCGTTCATGGGAAGTGGCACAACTGCAATGGTAGCAAGGGATTTGGGTAGGCATTATATTGGATGTGAGTTGCATGAAGAGTATAATGATCTAATTCAACAGCGTGTGCCAGATGACAAGGTGGTACATAATGGACTGACAGACCTGTTGGATGGTGCTATATTATAAATGTTGAGAGATCACTAGGTTTCTAACTACTAAGACATCAACGCAAGGCAGGGGTGAGCAACAATTCAGATGATCTTTGATCACGCTGTGGAAAACTGCTCTTTATGTTTGGAGACCTCTTGTACTGCTGATGTCCTCAGAAGGATCTTAAATGACCTTGTATTGAACGAGGTGATCGTACTAGGACATCTGAAAAGACAGTTTTGAAGTTGTAAATCTTAGATATGACGTTAGAGTAATTTACTTACCCTAGTCTCTCAACACTCTTTTCACTTTGATTTCTAATATATGCCAACTGCAACTGCTCGCAAATCTACTACTGCACCACGCAAGACACGTACACGCAAGGCAACCACACCTCGCAAAAAAGTATCAACAACTCGTAGAAAGTCTGCTTCTAAAATAAATACATCACCCGCAAAAATTCAAGTGGATGATGTTAACGAAGAGGCTAAAGTTGAGACTAAAAGTGTTAAGTCATTGCTAAATGATTATCCTCGTGATGGTTTATCTTTAATCATACTACCTTTATTATACTTAGAGGCAGGAGTTAAAGAACTCTTGAAACTGGCACAACCAGTTAAGTAACTGTCACACAACCCCTTGCAAAAGGGGTTTTTTTATGCCATACTATAAGTATGAAAAACACTCACATCGAACACCCCGAAGATAGCATCCTTACTGGTGATCTATCTGTACTGGACTGGTTTATCGCTGAGAGTAACATTTCAGCGAAGATTGACGGAGCTCCAGCAATAGTTTGGGGTACTAATCCTGCAACTGGTAATTTCTTTGTTGGCACTAAATCTGTGTTCAATAAAGTTAAAATTAAGATCAATGAATCCCATGAGGATATTGATACTAACCATCAAGGTAATGTAGCCACTATCTTACACAAATGCCTTGACAATCTACCACGCACTGATCACATTTTTCAAGGTGATTTTGTAGGTTTTGGTGGTAATGATAAGTACACACCTAACACAATAACTTATTACTTTGAAGAGGTTATTGATGCAGAGATTATCATTGCACCACACACAATATACTCTGCAAAGAGTGATTTAAGAAACGCAATCGCAAGACCTATTTCTTATGTTGAGTTTCTTAAATATACTATTGATGATGATTTTGATGAGGATTGTGTCTATTGGTTATCACCAGTTGTAATGCTGGATGATGACAGGCATACTATCAACAACTCATGCAAATTTGCTAGACAAATTGCTACTTTATGTGATTTTGTTGATGTTAAGAAAGCCACTAGGATTAAGAAGCAGTTGAATAAATGTATTCGCAATGAAATTGATGTAGATGATTTACTATTAGATGCCATTGCTGATGATAACAACTGTGACATAAATGTTCTACGCTTATGGAAACTTGTTGAGTCAATCAAGTTGGATATGTTTAACTATATCGTAAGGTTTGATGATATTGAATGTTACATAGGCGAGAATATGTGTGACCATGAAGGTTATGTAATCTCTAATGAGTTTGGTACATATAAGGTCATTAATCGTGAGGTATTCTCATTCTTTAACTTCACAAGGGAAAAAGCATGGTAGTGTGACAGTCAGCAAGCTGTCCACATTTACCCCACAATAACCCAAAATCGGTTATTATATAGAAGTGGAGGGGATGAGTTAGTACTCACACCTTAACGGTCAAAGATGAGTGAAGCACCTCTTGACCATCTCTTCCATACTTTAAACTAAATGAGGTTTTATGTCCACATTATCTGAAAGAGTTCTGGACTGGACACAAACCTATTGTGATTCATTAACAGAAAACTACAAACAACATTCAATTAGAATGTATCAGAGTTCTGATTCTGACTACTCTAAAAGGCAGTTGGAAAGTGTTAACAATGGCACTGCTAATTTGACCAACTTTGTTATCAAGAATGGTCGCAAGTATTACAAGATCATGCAGCGTGAGTTCCGTAATGATTATTGGAGAGAAGGATGTGTTCATTCTTTTGTTGATAAGAATACTGGTGAAGTTTACAAACCAGCATCTTACAATTCTCCCGCTAAGTATGTTCGCTATGACATGAGAATTATCAATCAGCGTGAGCAATTACATGACCCAAACTATACAGGATGGGCTGGTGGTTACTTATACTTAAGAGGTTAATTATCATGCAAATTAAACATTACGACACACGATTATCACGCACTAAATTAGATTTTTTATCTGATGTATTATGTGACTTCTGTGAACAACAAGAACTACCATTCATATCAGCAGATGATATTTTATATGGTAGTTCGAGAGATGAATTAACAGAATATTCTCAAAATTGGTTAGAAAAGTATATCCAAGTTTGGGATATTATTCAACAAGAGGAGGTAAATTCCAATGTTTAAATCACAATCATTCGGAAGAATCTTTTGGGTTGATGATAACGATGACTTCAAATCATGCCCACTAAATGTAGACGGAACTGGTGACTTTGACTGCGAAGATTATGTATCAGAGTGGTCAGATTGGGAGGGAGTTAATATGGAAACTCTCCTTAATATCCATCAGTCTTGTGTAATTAACAAGCAAAATCATGCAAACTCATTGACATTGGAGGGAGTTTAATTATGAACAAAGATCTGAACAAATTGATGAGAAGTTATCAATTTAAACTGGTAAAAACCAGTAAACATTATAAATGGGAGGGGCCAAATCGTGCTGTTGTTTTTACATCAAAAACTGCATCTGATAGAAGGGCACTCAAAAACATTAAATCTAACATTGTTCGCCAATTAAGCCATGCAACTTGATACACAAGGAAGAATTATTGGATCATTCTTGATAGTAACCGCATATTATGTTGTGTTACATGTATCAGCAACGATTGGTGCAGTAATGTATCTAACTGCCAATGCAATTAGTATGCCATTCTTTATAAGAACTAAGGGATGGGATGTAGTTGTAATGTTATCATTTCTAATGGTAATTTCACTCTCTAAGTTATTCTAATCATGTTAATTGACTTAAATAAAGATGAGATTAAGTACCTCGTGAATATACTTAGTCTCAACAATGCAGAGATAATGAATAAAGAGGAGACACAATTCTCCTCTAATCTTTATCTTAAGCTTCGTAATCTATCCACTGTTTGTACATGTAAGGAGGACAAATTATGAAATGGGATGTTAAACTATTCGTTGGTGGAAGTATGTTTACAGAGCAAGTTCATGCAATAAGTATGCAAGATGCTCGTGAAACTGCACTCGCTCGAAATCCTAAAGCAACCGTAGTTTCGGTTACAGTATCATTCAAGTAACCAGCTTGCCAAGTGTCACAAACCCTATTGACTAAAATGTTGATAGGGTTTAATATATTATTGTTCGCAAATTGCCATGCTTAAGTTACGTCCTCATCAGGAAAGAGTTGTTGATAGTTTGAAGCACAATTCCAGAGGACAAGTTATTGTTCCTACTGGTGGTGGTAAAACTCTATGTATGATTAAGGACGCACAATCGCAGTTTAATAGTTGTGATTGGGATGTAATCCTTAGAGATCCTGATAGAAAGACCATCGTAATTGTAGCTCCACGTATACTATTAGCACAACAATTATCTGATGATTTTATACATCATCTGAACGTACATCCAATGCTTCAGTATAAAGTAATGCATGTACATAGTGGTGATACTCATCACTTTTCAAGCACTAATCCTGACACTATATGTGATTGGGCAACCTTTAATTACAGGTACAATAAGTTAATCTTTACTACATATCACTCTCTTCATAAGATACAAGAGTCAAAGATTGCTATTGATACTTTATACTTTGATGAAGCACATAACAGCGTTCAGAAGAACTTTCAGCCTCCTACTAAGTATTACTCAACGAGAACAAATAGTAGGTGCTTCTTTTTCACTGCCACTCCTAAACATTGCCTCTCTAATGATAGAATAGGCATGGAAACTGAGGAGGTTTATGGTAAAGTATTATGTGATATTCCTGCACCTGAGTTGGTACAAAAGGGACACATATTACCACCCAAAGTTATAATCAAGAAGATCAAAAGGGAAGACGATAGTAGACTCAAATGTGAGCATGATTGCGATAACTTGTTATCAACAATCGATGAGCAATCTATGAGCAAGATATTAATTTGTGCAAGATCTACTGCACAGATTGTATCACTTACCTCACAGACTCGCTTCTGCTCAGAGTTACAAATGAGAGGCTATTCTTGGATGTATATAACATCGAAGACAGGTGCAATAGTCGATGGTAAGAAGATCGACAGGGAAGAATTCTTCACTACATTAAACAAATGGGGCAAAGATTCAACTAAGAAGTTTATAGTTTTGCACCACAGTATTCTCTCTGAAGGTATCAATGTTTCAGGATTAGAAGCTGCATTGTTCTTACGCAACATGGATTATATCACTATTAGTCAAACAATAGGGAGGGTAATCCGTAAGGGAGATGTAAACAAAAAGTTTGGATTGGTAGTGATACCAACGTGGGATAGGGTAGGTATTACCACTTCCAAAAAAGTTTCATCTGTTGTAGATACTATATTCAATAAAGGTCAAGCAGCAGTATCAGTAGTCAGGTCATAAAGTGGCACAAGGCTACTTGATTTTTGCCCCATTTTATGGGATCATAATAGTATAAACAAATTTGATTCAAAATTATGAGATATTCTGTTCACTGTCCATCCGCACCTTATGAGAATTCCTCATTTGTTAATCTTGACGATTGTTGGGGATTATGCCTCGATTTATCCGTAGAATATGGATACGCCGAGGTAAGGTATGGTAATACTATGTTAGGATCATACACACTAGGACAGTGAGCAAGCTGTCCACTAAATCCCCCAAACCTTTCAAAATGCCTTATAATAAGAACATGAACAAAACAAACACAAAAACTGAATATCAAGTCGTCAGAAATTTCTTCACTGATGCACAATGGGATGTCATAGACATGGCACTAAATGAGTTTCAAGACCATGACGATTATGTTGAGGTTCTTGATACTATTGGTGAGAAATTACAGAATGTATTTGATAACTCAGTTGATCAATCTGACCTTATGAGTGAGGGTGCTTAATTATGTCATCTCTAAGAAATGAAGCACTATTAGAAACTTTATTCGAGGAAGTTTGGGAGGAGTTAGTAACACCTAACTTCAAACAATTAGATGCACAAGATGTAACAATCCTTGAAGATCATGTAGCTACTATTGCTAAACAAAGGTTCGAGGATTACTCTCGCTAATTGTTAACAATGTGGAATGACTTCGCCACTAAAAAGACAGTCACACAGTCCAATTTCTTTTCTTTATTATGTCATTAGACAGCACACAGTTTGTATCATCTAACTTCGCAGAATTTCTGCTTGATAATGCAAACAATGGTAATGAAATCTTGGCAGTGTTGGATGATATTGTAGAGGTACAAACAGTCCTCTAAAGTATCACTAACTGTGCAGAGGCTTAAATGTTAATTATGTTACGGTTGATCCCTGTTCGCAAATCGTAAAAAATACCGTTAGGATACATTTAATCCTCTAATCATTTCTTCTTCATTATTAATTAAATGAACACATTAACCACACAAGAGTATCAACAACTGAAGGCACAATTAGCCTCTGAAGATAGAAATGAAACACAAGGATTATCATCCTTGATTAACACTTATCAGACACAATCTGATTATGCAAAGTGTTACAAACCATACCGCACATTACACAATTATTAATACAATGGTATATGTAATTGGCCTCCTATGTGTTATTTTTGTATGTGCCTTTGTATATTACCTCGGTTTATACAATCCACACTAAAACACAGACAGTTGACAAACTGGCACACTGAGCCTCCCACTAGGGAGGTTTTTTGCTATTATATAAGGGTGGGAGAGACACCACGCAATTTTCACTCTAATTTTCTTTTCAAATCATGCGTAAGATCGAAAGACAAATGAACTTTGCAATCTCTAACAAGGGAAACTGGGCAGGTTCTAACACTTCAGTTTCTTACAACAACTCAACAAATTGCAGCAGTATCTATCTACATGGTCATCAAATTGCAACCGTAGATCATAACACTCAAGCAGTCAAATTGTCATCCTGTGGGTATGAAACAAGAACCACAAAATCAAGACTAAATGCAATACTGCAAGAGGTTAAATACGGTTGTAAAGTATTCCAGAAAGACTTTAATTGGTTCGTTAAGTATCAAGATCAGGTCGCAAGTTTCTGGGATGGGATGATACTTATAGATGCTGATTCCCTGCAAATTGCATAACA